GCGGAGCAAGCAAAAGCAAGGAAGATGCGGGATGCAGAATCATGGCTACGAAAGGAAAGGGAGCGTCTCCTAGCAGAAAAGCAAGCATACCTGTTAGTAACTTTCCTATTCCTAATATACCTTTGGATGCTAATAGGTCTGGTAAGCAGGATTGGGAGAGCGTAGTGGGATGGATTGCCTGTTGTGTTCTCGTAATATTGCTGCTACCAATTATGGGCATAATTCTGCTAGACACTCTAGAGGCAAAGCATGAGGTAAAGCAACAGGTTGAGAAGGTCGAACAGCTAAGACGCAAAATTGAGAACTCTGAAAGGAAGAAGAATCGTGATAAAGAGCCTAGCAATAACTCTGACAATCCTGTTATTGACAGGGTGTCAAGATAGATTCAGATACCCTTGTCAAGACCCTCAAAATTGGTCTAATACTGAATGTAAACCCCCAATCTGTACTGCTACAGGTACTTGTCCAGAGCAACTCGTCAAACCCGAACAGGAGAAAAAGTAATGCCTACTATTGGATATAAACCTAATAACCGCCTTAATGCTGATGAGATTGAAGTCCGAGTATGGGCATTTGTCATTGTGGTTCTTGTCAGCATACTGCTTGGCGCTATGGCTATGTTTCTCTACTCAGTCTCATTCGTGACCCAACCAATGGCAGGCATGGCAAAGATAGACTCTATCTACCTACAGCAGATCAATACCATAATGGTTTTCATCACTGGGGTGCTTGGTGGTGTAGCTGGTAGGTCTGGAGTCAAGGCAATAGCCAATGCGAGTGCCAAGGCAGAAGCCATTGACAACGATGAACCCCCAAAGCCATGAGTTTGTTTAATCCTTGGGTACTTTTAGGCATCCTTATGGCGGTACTGTCTGCTGCTGGCGGTGGGTACTTCAAGGGTCAGCATGACGAGAATACCCGCCAGCAAGTAGAAATAGCCGCCTTGAATGCCAAGGCAAGGGAAACTGAGCAAAACATGACAAAGGTAGCAAATACCTATGCTGAAACTTTAAGGAAATCACAGAATGCTGCTAGGACTAAAGAAACTAAGTTACGGGCTGATGTTGCCTCTGGTGCTTTGCGCCTGTCAATCCCAACCCAAAGCCCCGTATGTTCCACCTCAGTTACCCCCGCTACCACTGGAGATAACAGCGGAGAAACACGAACCGAACTTAGTGGACAGGTTAGTGAAACTCTTATCGCCATCGCCTCAGAAGGAGATGCCGCCATCCGAAAACTCAACCAATGTATCCAAACCTACGAAACCCTGAAAGGAATGAAATGAATCTCTCCGCAAACTTTACCTTGAATGAACTCACCAAGTCTGAGACTGCAACCCGTCTAGACATTGATAACACGCCTAATGATGAGCAGATTGAGTCATTGCGTTTGTTATGCGAGAACATCCTGCAACCAGTGCGTGACCACTTTGGTAAGCCTGTGAAGATTTCATCTGGCTTTCGTTGTGCAGAATTAAATTCAAGTCCAGCAGTAGGTGGCAGCAAGACATCAGACCATTGCAAAGGTCAAGCAGTTGACTTTGAAATTGAGGGCTTATCCAATCCAGAAGTAGCCCAATGGATTATGGAAAATTTGACCTATTCCCAATTAATCCTTGAATTTTATGTCCAAGGTCAACCTAATTCAGGGTGGATACATTGCAGCTATAACCCAGAGAAGCTAACTAAGCAAGAACTCACAGCCGTTAAGGTGGCAGGGAAGACTCAGTACCTTCAAGGTCTACAGGCTTAATAAGCCGCCTACAAAAGTGTTTAGCGGTGAGGTGTTCGTACAAGATCACCTCACCACACTTCTCGCATAACCAAGCTACGCCAATATCTATGGTGGTCTGCTTACTTCCATGCTGACCATTCTGCCGCCCGTAGAAGGTTCGTATCTTACGAATCATTTGCTTGATTTAGCCCTTGAATAGATAGTAATTTGTTGCTTTGACTCAAGTCCAATTTTAGCTTGTACAGCTTGACCCCATGCCCTACCCTGCGCTATTTGGCGCATTTCCTTGTCCCTTGTCCAAATTGAAGATGTACCATCTTTCCAATCAAATACGTTTTTTGGCTTGTTCATTTCTTCTTCTCCTTTTGAATCCCTGAACTCATTTGCAGGAACATTCTCATCCACTTAGTCCCGCCCAATCTGATGTACTCAGCGTATTCGGATTGGGTCAGTCTCAACGTGATGGCTCTACCCTGCTCTATCTTTTCTTTCATGTCTTCATGTTCCTGATGTAAACAGTTAGTGAGTCAATCGTGTCTTTTCCAAAGCCCTGCATCTTCTCAACTTCTTTGGCGACTTCCTCAATAACTTGATCTCTATATGGGTTTTTGGATATAGCAGCTTGTACGGCACGTTTACGCCACATACTCTGCTTCTCAATCTCGTTGAATGCTTCATCCTCATCTGTCATAGTATTCACCCTTCAACTCAGCAATCAAGTCGGTGAGTCTAGAGATGCGTTTCTCGTTGTACGCAACAATTGATTGAGCATATTCAACAGCAGTCTGACCCTGCATCTTTGAATGTCGTGCCTCAATCAGTTCCTTTTCAGCTACCTCTAAAGGTGTTCTTGCTCTGAGTAAATCTTTGACATATTTGATTGTTAGTTCTCGCCAGTTCATGCTTTACCCTTTTCTTTATTTGAGTTGCAATAATCACTCGTTCAATCTTCTTGCACACATATCTGTTATCAGGTGTTCTTTTCCACTCACAAACTGGACACTTCACTCGTCTTGATCCTTGCATAGTAGGTACAACACAAATCCTGTGCAAACGCATATTCCCAATACGAACCCTGAAATCCCTGTGATGAATACCCATACGACTGTTTCCAACATTCGTCTTCTCCTTTGGTTTGAAATCTAACGAATCAAAGTACATCAGAGCCACAGCACAAGCAGCGGCAATGATGAACTTGATGAGCGTATTCATTTGCTTTCAGCCGCTAACAGGTCGAGTTCCAAGGCTTTCATCTGGTCTTTGATGATGGTCATCTCTTGTTCCATAACTTCAATCTTCTTCTCAAGACGCTTCCTTGTCATGCTCTCTGCATAAGTCCAGCCAATAGCAACGGCACTATTAGCAACCTTGTCAATGAGTTCGATGATCTCGTTACGGCTCATAAAGCCACCAGCAATGTCTTTAGCTGGCGCTATGCGGTTAATCAGTTCTGTGATTTCTGATGCGATGCTCATGCTGTTTCTCCTTGGGGTTGTGATTGATTCCATGCGGATTGCAAGGCGGTGAAGTTCATAGGCGCAATGGTGACTGTGGACAGGAACAGACCCTTACCATGCAGCTTGCGCCCCCAATCGTCAGTTGCCTTGGTATTGGTCAACTCCTTGCGTTGAACGGCGCTGTATACGCTATGAGGCTTGTAACCAGCCTCTACCAGTTCTTCCATAGTGCGATGCTCTTGGCAGAAGTCTTGAAGGTCAGTCATGTTGACCACCATGCGGTTAAGAGGATTGCAAGACCGATGCCGATGGCAACGGCGGTGAGAATGTCGGGGATTGATTCTTTCATGTTGTCTCCTTAAAGGCTTTTACGCATTACAGCGGCGGCTATTGCATCGCACTTGTCAGAATCAATTTCTGGGAAATTGCATTCAATGTTGTAGCCAAGGCTTTCAACATCCCATCCGCTAGATGACTCTAAGCAATTTTCTGCATGAGCAACTGCATTGCGGGTTATTGCAAATGCGTCAATTCTTGCTAAGTAGGCTTTGCTTTGGTTTGCATTCATTTCAATTCTCCTTTAAGGTTGAAAGATGGGGCTTGCGCCCCGTTGGGTTAGGCTGCTTTGCGAGCATCCATTTTTGTGTTGAATTCAAACTGCTTGCTAGTAACGCATTTGACGCAACGAAACTGCACAGCCTCTTGTTTGAATTCAGACCAGTTAGTTGAAATTGGAGTACGCAACATATTGCGACCACAAGCTGTTTTTGATGACCATCCTGTACCAGATTTGTTAAGGTGTGTAACTCTCATTTGAAATCTCCTGCTTGGTTGTTGATGTTGCCAATCATACGATGATGGACTACTAAGTCAACCCCCCTACATCTAATCCCACACATTTCACTAGGGTATTTAATCAGATAGGACTTGACTTATTAATCCTATCCTCCCTAGAATCCTTACCCATGAACACACCAACCATGCAAACCATTGAAAACATTAAGGAAAAAGCTGAGAAGGCTGGCTTCACCATCACTGATGTTGCTCGCTATGCAGGCTTTGACCCATCACAGGTATCTCGCTACGCCACTGGTCGAACCATACCATTGGTGACTTCAATACAACGCTTGGAAGAATCGGTAGATTCCCTAATCCAGCAGCGTATTGAAGCCTTGAATGGGGGTACAGAATGACCACCACAGTCTTCACCCCAAGGCGAATCATTGGCATTGACGTAGGCTTGAATGGCGCTATAGCAATGATGCAAGGCGAAACCTTAACTGGTGTAGTCGATATGCCCACAGTCACGCTAGACCGCAATGGCAAAGCTAAGAGGCAGATCAGTATCCCCGAACTGATTGCCATTCTTGATCTGTTTAAGCCTGAAGAAGCGTACATAGAGAAGGTGTTTGCTATGGCAGGGCAAGGGGTAACAAGCGTGTTCTCCTTTGGGCGCTCTCTAGGGGCTATAGAAGGCGTTATAGCGGCAAGATCAATCAAGTCCACTCTCGTTACTCCACAGACTTGGCAGAAAGCTATGGGAGTCTCAGGCGGCAAAGATGGCGCTAGAGCAAGGGCAATGGAAGTCTTCCCTTGGAATGTTGACCTGTTCAAACGGGTCAAAGATGATGGCAGAGCAGATGCGGCACTAATAGCAGCTTGGGGGCTAAGACATGGCTAATCCATTTAAGATCACAGAGCCAACCTGTATCAGCTTCTCAGGCGGTAGGACTTCTGCGTATATGTTGTGGCGTGTACTGGAGGCGCACGGCGGTAAATTGCCTCAAGAAGCGGTTGTTTGCTTTGCTAACACTGGCAAGGAAGATGAGGCGACCCTTAAGTTTGTTAATGACTGCTCTGTCAACTGGAATGTGCCAATTACTTGGGTTGAGTATCGGGATGCAGACCCTGCATTTGTTGTTGTCAATTACGAAACAGCCAGCAGAAATGGAGAACCATTTGAGGCATTGATACGCAAGCGTCAATATTTGCCCAATCCCGTGACAAGATTCTGCACTTCTGAATTGAAGATTCGTAGCATCCACAAATATTTGAAATCTACTGGATGGGATGACCATAACGAAACAATGGATTGGATTGGCATGAGGGCTGATGAGCAGCGTAGAGCAGCCAAGATTGCCGACAAATCAAGGATGCCACTTGTAACTGCTGGCGTTACAAAAGAAACTGTTGGTGAGTTTTGGCGCAACCAATCCTTTGATCTTGAACTGCCAAACATTAATGGCGTGACTTATCACGGCAACTGTGATTTATGTTTCCTTAAAGGCGGTTCTCAAGTGTTATCTCTAATTGCAGAAAAACCAGAACGTGGTATATGGTGGGCGCGAATGGAGGCACTGGCACTGGCACTGGCAAGCAAGCCAAGCGGTGCGGTGTTCCGTTCCGACAGGCCATCCTATAAATCCATGATTCAATTTGCGGCTGAACAAAAAGATATGTTCGACCCAAATGAAGAATCTATTGCTTGCTTTTGCGGAGATTAATCATGGATGACAAAGAAAGAAAGACCTTGCGTGAACATATCATTTGGCTAGGCTCACAGCTAGACCAAGAGCGTAGACAAAACCAACACACTATAGTCTTCATCAAGCGTCTGCTAGACCCTGAAGACTTAGGCCATGCAGTCTCAAATGAGACACGGCAACTCGCCTACCAATTACTCATCGAAAACCACCACATTGAAAGAGCATCATGGCAACAAAACAACTAAGCCTTAGAGCATCAGCGGCATCTAGATGGATTGCCTGCCCCGCCTCTGCCAGACTATCAGCACAAATGCCCTATGTAGAAGGTGGCGAGGCGGCAAAGATCGGGACTGCCATTCATGCCTTGGCAGAACACTGCTTCAAGGAACAATCAGACCCCATGACCTTTGTCGGCAAAGCCTTTGAGGGCATCACAATGACTGAGGAGAACTGTGATTTTGCTAAACAATACCTTCACGCTATTTTTAATATATATAACGAGCATGAATGGCATTGTGAAGGTCTTGTAGAAGAATTCCTACCCTATCAAGACACTCCACAGGTCAAGGTTGGTGGTACTGCTGATTTCATTGGCATTTGCAAATCATGGCGCAAACTCATCATTGCAGACCTTAAAACAGGTCGAGGCTATGTCGATGCTGACAGTGAACAATTAAAACTCTACGCATTGGCTGCTCTAGAAGGCGAGAAACTCTATCAAGACATAGACACTATAGAACTGTGGATCATCCAACCCCATCATGGTGAGGTACGCAAGCACACAATGACAACGCAAGAGTTGGTGGATTGGGAACATTACGTTCTAGTCCCTGCAATTGAGAATGCCCTCAACCCTGTATTTCCACCTGTACCCTCGGACTCTGCCTGCCAATACTGTAACGCTAGAACTATCTGCCCTGCACAAGCAAATATTGCTGAAGTAGTTGCCACTGCACCACCTGTAGAGATGCTCACAGAAGGTCAAATCAGCGTCTTGCTGACTAAGTTTGATATGGTTGAGGGCTACATCAAGGCAGTCAGAGAACACGCCTTAAAACGCATGGAATCAGGCTCTGTGATTGATGGATGGCAACTGCAACCCAAACGAGCGTTGAGGTCGTGGACAGATGAGAAAGAGGCTTATGCTGGACTTGTTGCCTTGGGACTTGACCCAAAAGAAGTAACGAAGACCGAAATGATTACCCCTGCACAAGCTGAGAAACTGCTAACAAAAGACCAAAAGCCTAACCTTGAAGCGTTAACTTCCCGCATATCTAGCGGATTAACGCTTGCAAGGGATAAAGGTTTGACCCAATAATCACTACCCCGAATCCCCCAACCCCGTGGCATAAGCCACTTCAACTTAAACTTTAAACAGGAAACATCAAATGAACCTTAACCTTTCAAACTCTGGCGGCTCTGGAAACTACATCCGCTTTTCTCCACAAGCTAACGCTTGGTCAAACCAAGATGGTGAATTCACCTTAGACAAGTTTGTCTTTGACTATGAGAACTTGCAAACTGGATGGATGCTTATTGCGGTTGGTGTTTATGAATTTATTGCTGATGAGTCTTTAGGTCGTAAAGCAGCACAACCAAGTCCCGAACACAAACGTGGCTTTAAGGCAACTTTCTATAACAAGACGATGGGTATTGCTGAGTTCTCGGCTAACGGCGCTGGAAGTAACATGGGCTTGGAAGCCTTGTACAAGCAAGTGCAAGCACAAGCTGCAAGCAATGAGGGTAAGTTACCCGTGGTCGAGTACAAGGGTTCACGCCCCGAAAAGGTCGGCAAAGGTAGCACTCGTGTACCTGAGTTTGTTGTGACAGGTTGGGTGGCTAGACCAGCGGCATTAACTGCAAATGGTGAGTCAGAAGTTGAGGCTATACCTTTCAGAGAGAAACCCGCACCTAGCAAGCCTGCACCCTCTAAGCCAGCACCAGCATTAGAAGATGACGAGATGTTTAGCTAACCCTTAGCACTCAACAGCACCAGAGTTTTCGGGGGAGAACTCTGGTTTTTTTGTCCCTTTAAACCTTTGATGGCAGACCTTAAAGAGAAATTGTGATGCCTTACAAAAAACCAAATCTAGATCAAGAAGTTCTTTTTGGAGAACAAGAGTCGTGGAAAGAAGAATGGCAAGGTATGCCTGAGTTTGAACAAAAGAACCTTTTGCCAACTTATTCAGTGCGTGTGAATTTTGCTTCTTATGAAGATATGCAAAATTTTGCATCTATGCTTGGTCAAACAATTTCAGTCAAAACTCAATCTATTTGGTATCCCAAGCAGATGCGGGAAGACCTTGCGGGAAAGCGGTATGTTGAATAAATACCCCATCTACATTGTCTCTAAGGGGCGGTGGGATAAACGATTGACTGCAAACGCTCTTGACGAAATGGGTGCAGATTACAAAATAATTGTTGAAAAACAAGAGTTTGAAAACTACGCAAATGCTGTAGGCAAATCAAAGGTTTTAATTCTTCCGCAATCGTATTTGAATGAATACGTTACTTGTGATGATTTGGGTGACGATAAAGGAAAAGGCGCTGGTGCGGCTAGAAACTTTGCCCTCGACCATAGCAACTCTGACCGCCATTGGGTCATGGATGACAACATGGATGGCTTTTACCGATTGAATAGAAACTTAAAAGTCAAATGCCTGACCCCTTCAATTTTTAGGGCTGCTGAAGATTTTGTTGACAGGTATGAAAATGTCCCGTTGGCTGGATTAAATTACGCTATGTTTGCTAAACGTAAAGACAGCCCTCCTCCATTTGTTTTGAATACAAGAATCTATTCCTGTTTGCTGGTTAGCAATTCAATAAAGTATCGTTGGGAGGGTCGATACAACGAAGATACACACTTGTCCCTTAGAGTTTTAAAAGATGGCGATTGCACAATTCAATTTAATGCTTTTCTTGCTAACAAGGTAAGAACTCAAACAATGGCAGGAGGCAATACAGATATGTTTTACGCCAAAGAAGGCACACTTAACAAATCTCAAATGCTTGAAAAACTTCATGCAGACTGTGCAAAGGTGGTATGGAAGTTTGATCGGTGGCATCACTTTGTTGATTACAACCAATTCAAAAAAAATCAATTGAAGCGTAAAGCGGGTTGGAATTACATTGGCGTAAACAATTACGGAATGAAGCTATATGTGCCGCAACAGCATGGCGAATCCTCACAGAAAGATAACTAAATGTCAGCACAAGAAATAGCGTCCAGTTTGGGTAACGCAAAGAAGGTAGGCAATGGTTATCTCGCTAGTTGCCCCGTACCCTCTCATGGGCAAGGCAACGGAGACAAGCATCCAAGCCTCTCTATCTCAATGTCGGATGATGGCAACTTCCTGTTTAAATGTCACAGTGGATGCGATCAGCATACAGTCTTCTCTACCATCAAAGATATGGGACTCTTGCCTTCCCTTCCTGACAGACCTGACTACCTCGATAGCATCAAACCAATGAAACCAATCCCACTCATCTCTACGCCTGTGCTAGAGCATGAATGGCATTACACAGATGAAGAAGGCATCAGCCTGTTTATCAAGCAAAGATTCAAGACCTTTGACTCCAAAGGCAAGACCTATAAGACCTTGAGAGTCATGCCCGATGGCACAAGAGTTGGCAAGTTAGGAGATTGCCGCCTTGTCCCTTACAAGCTGCCCGAACTGCGACAGGCTACTGCCGCTGGCAGAGTTGTCTACATCACAGAAGGTGAGAAAGCGGCAGATGCCCTAGGCAGCTTGGGCGTAGTAGCCACAACTTCACACGCTGGTGCTGGTGGTTGGAATGATGAGTTAAACCAATACTTTAAAGATGCCAATGTGGTAGTAGTGCCAGATAACGACCTTGTAGGTTGGCATTACGCCCAAAAGGTCACAGAGGCACTCATACCATTTGCAAAGAGCGTCAGAGTCTTGGACTTGAACCTCAATAATCCCAAAGAAGATGCTTACGAATGGGTCAACAGATATGATGGTTCTCGCACCTTGCTGGCGCAAATAGCGAAAGCCTGTCCTGTCGTTAAGTCAGCAGATGAAGTCTGGACTCCGCAAAGGCTAAGTCTTTATGTGCCTGAACCTACGCAAGCAGCCGAAGAAGCCACCAAGTCTAGATTCCTTGTCGAGTCATGGGACAGCATAAAGGATGAACCAGTTGAGTGGCTCATAGAGTCAATCATCCCCAGACGAGCATTTGTAGCACTGTATGCACCACCAGCATCATTTAAGTCATTCATTGCGCTAGATATTGCAGAAGCAGTGGCGACAGGCAGGGATTGGATGGGCTACAGAGTACCTAAGAAAGGTGCAGTCCTGTACATAGCTGGTGAAGGTCACGGCGGTATGGGCGCTAGGGTGAAGGCTTGCAAAATACAGAACAACAGTCCAGATGGCGCAAATCTCTATGTAATACGGGCTCAAATCAACATCAGATCAAGTCAAGAAGACTTTGATGCCTTAATAGCTGCCATCAATGAACTCATAGCCGAAATAGATGAACCCCTTGAACTCATCATCTTAGATACCCTGATGAGGATGTCAGGTGGCGGCTTTAACGAGAACTCCTCTGAAGATATGGGTGGTTTCATCACCCAAGCTGGCAAGATTCAAGCAATCTACCTGTGCGCCATGTTGCTGATTCACCATAGCGGTAAAGACATAACGAAAGGTCTGCGAGGACACTCAAGCCTGTTAGGTGCTGTAGACACTGAACTTGAGATACAGCGTCAGGATTCGGTTATCAATTCGGCAGATACCTCAGTTGTAGGTAACGCAATCCTGACTGTAACCAAGCAAAAGGATGGAGCGGACTCCATAACTGTAGGCATCGAAGTGGTGAATGTTGAGATCGGTGAGTCAGCCTTGGGTTTCGAGATCATCACTTCATTAGCCGTAAGACCTAACCCTGAGATCGCTAACAGCAGACCAAAAGGGACTAAAAACAACTCAGGTAGCGGTGGAAATCAGAAGATTGAGTTGGATTCTCTCTACAAAGCAATTAAGTCTAAAGGCTCATATCGTGTAGTAGATGGTTCTAGTAGGTTTGGCGTGAGTTTGGATGATTGGAAGGATGAATTTTGGAGCATGAAGGGCTGTACAGAGGATGATAAGGCTGCTTTTAAGAAGGCTTGGCTACGGGCAAGGGAGAGACTTGTAGCCGTGAATAAGGTTGTAATTGGGTCTGGTTGGGTGTGGCTGAAGTCTGCACTAGAGACATGAGTGCTGTACGTTCATCCAGTGACAAACGAGACAAATGGGGACAAATGTCCCAAATGTCTTTCCGAGTAAATGGGGACAAACCACCTCTTGTCTATGTACAAGAGGTTTGTCCCCTGTCGGTTTGTCCCTTTGTCGTTTTTTTAAGGAGTTATGAAAATGGTTAGATCAAGGTCGAGAAAAGATGTTCCTGAAGTTATCAAGCCAGCTAGACAGGCAACGCAGTGGGAGATTCAGTCTAACGCTGTGCTGGTAGAACTTGAACGTAAAAAGGGTCAGCACTACGAGAAATGGGGAGTTGACCGATTGATTACTTTAGTTGACATTGAGTTTAGGACTAAGGTTTGGCTGCAAATGGGTAGAGTTTGGGATGCACTGGATATGGGTGACCTCGACAAGCTGCATAAAGCAGTTAACGGGATGTGCAAAGGATTTGATGCGTTGGAGAAGTGGGCTTTGGAAAATGAGATTGAACCCAACCCGCCCATCCAGTTCCTTGAATGGAAGTCAGTCCGAGGAGTTCCGATGGTGGTGGTCAGAACAGAGAACGATGCGGTTGAACTCCAGACCCACCGCAAAGACATCAACAACGGCAACATCTGGACATTAGAAGAACTTGAGTTATTCCTGCAAGAGCCACAGGTGCAGACCATCATCAAGGCTAAAGCCCTGTCCCCAACTGCAAGGATGACTAAGTTCACGCCCAAGGAAGGATTCGGTCAAGGTTCAGGCTTTGATGACATGGAAGAAGACCTAGATGCGATCTTCTCTGGTGAGCCTTATGAAGCTAAGTACAAGCCTATTGGGACTAAGTAATGAATCGTGGTGGTAGACCGCCGAGCATCAACTCACGCTGGTTCTATCGTGAGTTAACCATGCCAGACAAGATCATCCTAGCTTGTGCTGGCGATGGGAACATCTCTGACGGGTTTAGAAACGTACTTGACGCCTATCAAGTCTTATGGAATTGCGGATACCGCCCTACAGTCGATTTATACGATTTCCTTGGGGTAGATAAGGACAGCATAGAAAAGTCTGTTACAGGCGATTCTGAGGCTTCCTAAAGGCATTAACACTAGCGGTTTTGGCACTGGTTAACGAGAAACCTAGAAGTGCATAACAAATGCGTTTGATATAACCAAAAGTCCTTATGATTTAAAGTAGTCAAGTCCCCCAATAATGCACCACCCGCCTCTTTTCCTCTCCACCACCGCCCAGAAAATCCTTTTCAGAATGCGAAATATAAAAGTTATCCACAGGTTATCCATAGATCGGAAGGCAAGTTATCCACATTTTGCCTATTTGGTTTCATTTCCAGTTGCAATTTGCAGATGCGTGTAATGCTTTCAGATATTTAAAGTTAACATAATGAACATTGTATAAAGCCGATTTTGTAAGCAATCTGTAAGCGTTTTGTAAAAGTCCAATGGAATCAACAACTTACAGAAGTTATCCACAGAATCCACAGATGCCTGTGGATAACTGTCTTATCATTTTGATAGGGGGGAGGGGGTGGTCGCTGGTCGTGATAATTGTGGGAGCCTCTGCCCCCCTGAAAAAGCGAAATTGAAAAAAAAATAGGTGTTGGCGCAGGGAGTTCCGATATCGCAACAAGATAACAATAGGAGTTATAAGTTTCGGGTACTATGCGCCAACGCTGATAACTCTAGCATATTACCCTCGTATTTGCTATAGTCCCCCCCAACATCACGCCCACAACTCTCAAGGACAATCGTGAAGATAGAGCAAATGGACAGCATCCAAGATGAGGCAGAACCAACCAAGAAAAAGGCTGGCAGACCCAAGGGCGTATTCAAACTCAAGCGTCAGATACAGGAGTACGCAAGGAATCCTGACTTAGCGTTACCCAAAACCGATAACCAAAGAATCAAAGACTTGAAGGATATGCTTATCAGGTCGAGTGGCAAGGATGTTGTCGAGAAGATGATCTCAATAGCGTTGAACGACAATCATCCTGCTCAAATGGCAGCTATCAAGATGTGTGTAGACCGCACCCTTCCCGTGAGTATGTTTGAGAAGGATAAGAGCCAGAGGAGTGCAATCCACATTAATATCACTGGCATAGGCGCACCAGTAGCGGCGACAGTTGAAGAAGAACCTAAAGACATAGAAGACATAGAGGCTAAAGATGGCTGACCTGAACTTTGCGCTATTGCCTTGGCAGCAACAGGTATACGCTGATAAGACGAGGTTCAAGGTTGTGGTAGCTGGCAGGCGGTGCGGTAAGTCTAGGTTAGCGGTTACTACGCTATTGATTGAGGGTTTAAGCTGCCCTGCTGGTAGTGCGGTGCTGTATGTTGCCCCTACTCAGGGGCAGGCTCGGCAAATTGTTTGGGATGTATTGCTTGATGTAGGCAGGGAGATTATCCAAAGCAGCCATGTCAACAACATGGAAGTTACCTTGATTAACGGGGCAAAGATATATGTAAGGGGCAGCGACAGACCCGACACATTGCGGGGAGTCTCATTGACTTACGCTGTATTGGATGAGGTTGCTGACATTAAGCCTGAGACTTGGGAACAGGTCATTAGGGCAAGTTTGTCAGACAAAAAGGGTAAAGCCATGTTTATCGGCACACCCAAGGGGCGCAACTGGTTCTTTGACTTGTATAACTTAGGTCAAGAGGGGAGTGATCCTGATTGGAAGTCGTGGCACTTTACGACAGCAGACAACCCACTTATTGACCCTAGCGAGATTGAGAGTGCGAAGAAAACCCTAAGTTCATTCGCCTTCAAGCAAGAGTATATGGCAAGTTTCTCAAATGCGGGGTCAGATGTCTTCAAGGAAGAATGGATTAAATACGGGGAAGAACCTGAGCATGGTTCTTACTTCATAGCCTGTGACTTAGCTGGATTTGAAGAAGTAGCTAGACAGGCGGCTAACTCCAAGAAAAGGCTAGACCAGACTGCCATTGCTGTAGTCAAGGTGACTGAAGATGGCAAATGGTTTGTAAAAGAGATTGCTTTTGGGCGTTGGGACATCAGGGAGACTGCTGCCACGATTCTGCTAAAGATGCGGGAATACCGACCTTTAAGCGTTGGAATTGAGCGAGGAGCATTAAAAAACGCTGTTTTGCCGTATTTGTCAGACTTAATGCGGAAAAATAATGTATATTCCCATATAGTTGACTTAACGCATGGCAACAGGAAAAAGACTGACAGGATTATCTGGAGTCTCCAAGGAAGGTTTGAGCATGGGCGCATTGTGCTGAACTCTGAGGAAGATTGGGATGAATTCAAAGATCAACTCTTGATGTTTCCCGCCCAAGGTGTTCACGATGACTTACCCGATGCTCTTTCCTACATTGACCAACTGGCTGTGACCTCATACTTTGTTGATGACCAAGAAGATGAGTGGGAGCCTCTAGATATTATTTCGGGGATATAAATGGCAACAAACAAAGAAGTCAAGTTAGAACAAAACGAATTTTATGAGCCTACTGAGGCTGATAAAGAACTGACCGACTTTGTTACCGACCACTGCAACAAGTGGCGTGACTATAGAGACACCAACTTTCTTCCTGATTGGCTTGAGTATGAGCGCATCTTCCGAGGACAATGGGCTTCTGAAGACAAGACCCGTGAGTCTGAACGTAGCCGTATTGTTACCCCTGCTACCCAACAAGCCGTAGAGACTCGCCATGCTGAGATCATGGAAGCTATCTTTGGTCAAGGCGACTTCTTTGACATTGAAGACAATATCCAAGATATAGGTGGAAACCCTATAGATGTTGAAGCAATCAAGAATCAGTTGATGGAAGACTTCAAGAAGGACAAGATTCGCAAGAGTATTGACCAAATTGAGTTGATGGCTGAGATTTATGGCACTGGCATTGGCGAGATTATTGTCAAGACTGAGAAAGAGTATGTACCTTCTACTCAAGCTATTCCTAATCAGCAAGGTCAAGCAGCTATTGGAGTGATGGAGAGAGACAGGATTTCTGTCAAAATCATGCCTATCAACCCCAAGAACTTCTTGTTTGACCCTAACGGGACAAGCATTGATGACTGTATGGGCGTAGCTATTGAGAAGTATGTCTCTATCCACAAGGTTGTTCAAGGCATTGAAAAGGGCATCTATCGTAAGGTGGACATTGGTACAGCTAGTGAAGATACCGACTTAGAGCCCACCCAAGAAGTATCTCAGTATCAAGATGAGAAGGTTCTATTGTTGACCTATTACGGGTTAGTACCCCGTGAATACTTAAATAATCTTGAGGAAAACAAAGACATTGTTGAGTTATTCCCTGAGAACTCTGCCGCTGAAGACTACTCAGACATGGTAGAAGCCATTGTCGTAATTGCCAACGATGGTCAATTGCTCAAGGCTGAAGAAAACCCTTACATGATGAAGGATAGGCCAGTTCTCAGTTATCAAGACGATACAGTGCCTAATCGCTTGTTGGGGCGAGGTACAGTGGAAAAAGCCTTCAATATGCAGAAAGCTATTGATGCTCAGACTCGTGCTCACTTGGATTCACTTGCTTTGACCACTGCCCCAATGGTTGCTATGGATGCTACACGCTTGCCCCGTGGTATGAAGTTTGAGATTAAGGCTGGTAAAGCCATTCTCACCAATGGAAACCCCAATGAAATCCTCTATCCATTCAAGTTTGGTCAGAGTGACCCAAATAACCTAGCAACTGCCAAAGACTTTGAGCGAATGTTGCTACAAGCTACAGGTACGCTTGACTCAAACGGCATGGTTTCCCAATCTAGCCGTGATGGGGGCGGTATGTCGATGGCGGTTGCATCGATTATCAAGAAGTACAAGCGTACTTTGGTCAATTTCCAAGAAGATTTCCTTGTGCCTTTCATCAAGAAGGCGGCTTTCAGGTTCATGCAGTTCGATCCAGAGCGTTATCCCTCTGTAGATATGAATTTCATCCCCACTGCTACCCTTGGAATCATTGCTCGTGAGTACGAACAACAGCAATTCATTGGTTTGTTGCAGACTCTTGGCCCAAATACCCCTGTTTTGCCTGTGATTCTCAAAGGAATCATTGCTAATTCAAGTTTAAGCAATAGATACGAGATGATGGCGGCCTTGGATGAGATGAGTAAGCCTAATCCAGAGGCACAGCAGATGCAACAGATGCAACAAGAGTTGGCAATGCAGACTGCACAGGCTAATATTGCTGTTCAGACTAGCCAAGCAGAGCAAAACAAAGCAGAAGCTATCAAATTGTCAGTTGAAGCGCAGTTGTTGCCACAAGAAGTGCAGGCAAAGAACATGGCGGCAATGACTAAGAACCTTCCTAATCAGGATGACCAAGCATCTAAAGAGTTTGACAAGCGTGTCAAGATTGCTGAGTTGATGCTCAAGGAAGCAGACATCAAAAACAAGTCTAAAATTGTTGAGTTGCAAATGAATAATGCCAAGAGCAACGTAGTAGATATGGAAAACCAGTTTCTACAAAATTTAAATCAGGAGTTGTCAAATGGCAATAGATAAAATCTTCAATGATGGAAATGTTGATGGCATTGCAGATAATATCTTTAATGCAGTAAACAATTCTGTGTCTGAGGTTAAGCAAATGCAGCAGCGTAAGGCGGCTGAGAATGTTCAAATGGTTGTCCAATCTCTAAAGAAGATTGATACTGACATTCGTGATAAGTTTGACAATGTAGCCACTGTCCTTGAGAAACGCATCATCACCATTAAAGATGGGCGGGACGGGTCTAATGGTAAAGATGGTCGTGATGGCAAAGATGGTAAAGCTGGACGGGACGGCATCAATGGTAAGCAAGGGCCACAAGGTTTAAAAGGTCAAGATGGAATAGATGGCATCGATGGTGTGTCTGTTGCCAATGCCAACATCGACTTTGATGGTTCTTTGATTATTGCTTTGTCTGATGGTAGAGAATTAAATGTTGGTGAAGTTGTTTCTCAAGATTTGGCTGAGAAGATTCAAGTTATCTCTACTATGTCCACCAATGGGTCGGTTGTTGTAAAGGATGAAGGAACAGTAGTTTCTAGTGGTGTCAAAAGTTTAAATTTTGTTGGCACTAATATTACGGCAACTACATCAGGCGATGATGTAACAGTAACTGTAACTGGCGGTAGCGGTAGTGGCACAGTCACAAGCGTTGCCCTTTCTGGTGGCACAACTGGACTGACTGTAAGTGGCAGTCCTATCACTACATCAGGAACAATCACACTCGCAGGAACATTGGCAGTTGCAAATGGTGGTACTGGTACTGCCTCTCCTGCTATTGTTGCGGGTACAAATATCACAGTAAGTGGTACTTGGCCTAATCAAACCATAAATGCTACTGCTGGTGGCAGTGGCACAGTGACCAGTGTTGCGGCAACAGTTCCAACATTCTTGTCTGTTTCAGGTTCACCAATTACAACCAGTGGCACATTGGCAATTACCTTGTCTGGTACTGCATTGCCTGTTCTTAATGGTGGTACAGGGGTTACAACTTCTACAGGCAGTGGTAATAATGTGTTGTCAACAAGTCCCACATTTGTTACACCTATCTTGGGTACTCCAACAAGTGCAACATTAACCAATGCAACAGGTCTACCGATTTCTACGGGCGTGTCGGGACTTGGAACAGGTATAGCAACTGCTTTAGCTGTAAACGTGGGTACTGCTGGCGCTCCTCTTGTCAATGGCGGTGTTTTAGGTACACCCTCTAGTGGTACAGCAACTAACTTAACTGGCTTGCCACTGTCTACAGGTGTAACAGGAACTCTGCCTATTGCTAATGGTGGTACAGGTCAAACCACTTTGGCAGCGGCTAATATTGCTGTTGTCAATGTTGCCAACACTTTCACAGGGACTCAGACCTTTAGCGGCACATCATCAGCACTTGCAATGGTCTTGAATGATGTGGCAGAGGTAACAACAGTATCGGCTACAGCGGCAACAGGCACGATTAACTACGATGTCACTACTCAAGCTGTTCTCTATTACACCAGCAATGCAAGTGCTAACTGGACAGTTAACTTCAGAGGTTCAAGCGGTACTTCCCTTGATACTTTGATGAGTACAGGTCAGTCAATGACTGTGGCTTTCTTGGTGACTCAGGGTGCTACTGCTTACTACAACAGTGCTGTGCAAGTGGATGGCACTGCTACAGGTGTAACAACAAGGTGGTTTGGTGGTGCGCCCACAGCGGGTAATGCGAGCGGCATCGACAGTTACCGCTATCTCATTATCAAAACAGGCAGTGCAACATTTACTGTCTTGGCAAGCAACACACAATTTAAGGCTTAAAAAGATGCCATTACAAGCAACAAGCGGTGCGGCTAGTTACGATGCCTTTGGTGGTGGTGCGCCAGCGGCTGCTCCAACGTATATTGAGGATGTGTTTTCTACTTGGCTGTACACAGGAAATAACTCCACCAACAATATTGTCAATGGTATTGATTTGTCTACTAAAGGTGGGATGGTTTGGTGTAAAGCAAGAAGTGCTGTAAATAGTAATACTATATGGGATAGTGTTAGAGGTGTTAAAAACTTTCTAATAACAAATGCAACTAGTGCTAATGTAAACCTTACATCCTCATTCCCAACCTATGGTTTACAGTCTTTCAATACAAATGGTTTTACTTTAGGTGTAAATTATGAGGGTGAAAATGATACTGGCGATAGTATTGCCTCATGGACATTCCGCAAGCAGCCTAAGTTTTTTGATGTTGTGACGTATACGGGGACGGGATCTAATCGCACAATTGCCCATTCACTAGGGTCTGTACCAGCTTGCATCATGGTGAAGCGCACAGATACAACTGGCGATTGGCAGGTCTACCACCGCAGTCTAGCCAATACCGAATACCTTGTTTTAAACTCTTCAGCCGCTAAAGCAACAGGTGCAACTCGGTGGAACAGCACAACGCCTACAAGTTCGGTCTTTAGTCTTGGTACTGATGCAAGCGTTAACGCATCTGCTGGCACATACGTTGCATATATCTTCGCCCATGACGCAGGGGGCTTTGGCCTGACGGGTACGGACAATGTGATTAGCTGTGGGTCTTATACAGGTAATGGTTCTACATCAGGGCCAACAATTAACCTTGGATATGAACCTCAATGGTTGTTAGTTAAGAACGCCACTACCATTGGCAATTGGTTCTTGATGGACAATATGCGTGGTATCCCAATGACTGGCGATACTGCAATACTTAAAGCAAATACATCGGCGGCAGAAGATAATAACCAAGGCCATGCAATAGAATTAAATGGAACAGGCTTCCAAGTTACCACGTCTTTCACAGGAACAAACGGAAGTGGCGATACGCTCATCTACATAGCCATACGCCGTGGCCCGATGAAAGTTCCTACTACGGGTACGAGTGTGTTTGCGCCAAACATTGGAAATAATGTTTCTGGTTCTGGTCTTATTGCAAATGCAGGATTTCCTGTCGATGCTCATTTTGAGGCATTTAAAGATACAACAGGAAGATTTTGGTTTGACAGGTTAAGAGGTGACTATAATTATTTGTCAACGGCTAGTACAGCCGCAGAAACGGCTGCTGGACAAAGGCAATTTGCAAATATGTCAGGTGCGTTTTTCTCAGGAACATTTAACTTTTCTAGTGCGGTTGTTTATGATTTCAGACGAGCCCCATCGTTTTTTGATGAGGTTTGCTATACGGGGACGGGAAGTACTACAACAATAACGCATAATTTGGGTCTTACGCCTGAATTAGTAATAACAAAAAGTAGAACAAATGGGTCATTAGGTTGGGTAGTTTGGACTACTAGTTTAACAAGCACAAACTATTGGATTCGTCTTGATGACACAATGGCTCAAGCAAATTCACCAGTTGGATATGGTGGAACTTTTTCAGCTAGTAATTACACAATTGCTAACACAGGCCCATACAACGCATTAAACGGCTCAGGACAAACTTATGTCGCCTACCTTTTTGCAACTTGCGCTGGTGTTTCCAAAGTCGGCTCATATACAGGCACAGGAACAACTCTGCAAATTAACTGTGGCTTCACCGCAGGGGCGAGGTTTGTTCTAATTAAGCGCACTGATAGCACTGGTGATTGGTATGTGTGGGACACAGCAAGGGGCATTATTGCTGGTAACGACCCATACCTCTTGCTGAACAGCACAGCCGCTGAAGTGACATCTACAGACTATATCGACACCTACAGCGCAGGGTTTGAGATTAGTAACACAGCGCCAGCCGCCATCAATGCAAATGGTGGAACATACATCTTCTTGGCTATCGCATAAGGAAACATCATGCAAATCAGAACAAATGACGGGCAAGTAATGTACGAAGCAGAGTTTCGTGCATATACCAAAGCCAATGGTGGCCCTACTTGGGAGACAACAACAACTGAGGTGTTAGAAGCCTTGGGTGCTGATGTCATCTTTGAAGGACCACAAGCCACAGGTGGCACTGTCTACCAATACTCAGTCTACGGCGGTATTGAGCAGATTGGCGGCAAGTGGTACACCAAATGGAATCTAGGCCCATCATTCTTTCAAACTGAAGATGCTGAAGGCAATGTAACCACTGCTGCTCAAAATGAAGCTGCTTACAAAGCCATTAAAGATGCAGAGCAAGCCAAGTCTGTTCGTGCTTCTAGGGACAGCAAGCTATCAGAAACTGATTGGCGGTTTCGCAGTGACATGACACCAGCGCAAGCATGGAAAGACTACTGCCAAGCCCTGCGGGATGTGCCATCTCAGGCTGGTTTCCCTTGGACTATTGAGTGGCCTGTAGCACCATGACCCCAGAATTACAAAAATACTACGAAAAAGACTTTTTTGAGTTAAAGTTTTCTGATGTTGAAATTACAACAAAATCTTGTGGTTTGTGTTATGAAAAAAAACCATTTAGCCAATTCATAAAAAATGTACGCTACAAAGATGGTTACTACAAACATTGTAAAAAGTGTCATTACGAGGTTTATGGCAGGGATTCTCACTACAGAAGAACTTATGGCGTTACGCAACATGAATATAACTTAATGGTTGCAAAACAAGGGAATAAGTGTAAAGTATGTGAAGTAGAGGCTGGTGATGGTCACATGAGTAGATTGGTTGTGGATCACTGTCATAAGAGTAATGAAATGCGTGGTTTAATATGCCAAAATTGCAATATGGCATTAGGAAATGCTAAAGATAATTCTGAAATATTAAGAAAACTAGCTGATTATTTGGATGAATTTTATGACCCCAGAACTTGAAAAATACTATACCAATCGCTTTGACATGATGTCAACAGAGGGTTGGAAGGATTTGTCCGTAGATATTGACATTATGATAGAGTCGCTGAATAATCTAAGCGTTATTCCTGATGGAAATGCCTTAATGTTCAAAAAAGGTGAACTTTCTATCTTGACTTGGCTGAAAACCTTGAAAGAGGTCAGTGAACGAGCCTTTGAGGAATTGAATGAAAAGAATGTTTGATTTTGCCTGTGCAAACGGGCATAAAACCGAAAGACTTGTCAATTATGAGTTGATGAGTTTTAGGTGTGAATGCGGAGAAACAGCCAACCGCATTTTGTCTGCTCCTAACTTCAAGTTAGAAGGGTGGTCTGGTTCTTTCCCATCAGAGCATGGGAAGTTCGAGAAGAAACACCTAGATCAACTGAAGTGGGAGCAAAAGCACAACTCATAAGCAGAAATGCCGAGTTGAATGTCCTAGAACCGATGAACGGCAGGAAAAGGAAGAAATATGTTGATTGACAATGAAGATGAGTCGCTAAGTGAGTTAGATGCAGTCGAGCAAAAGAAGCAACTACCTGAGACTGAACCCTTATCCGAGATGCCTGATAAATACAGGAATAAATCTTTGGAAGAAGTGGTCAAAATGCACCAAGAAGTTGAAAAACTTATGGGCAGACAGGCGCAAGAAGTTGGGGAAGTGCGTAAGCTGGCAGATGAACTCATAAAGCAAAACCTCTCCTCTAGGCAACAACCTATTGAAAAAGAGCCAGAAGTAGATTTTTTTGAGAATCCACAAGAGGCAGTTCGTAGAACAGTTGATAACCATCCCGATGTACTTGCGGCTAGACAAGCTGGTCAAGAGTTCAAAAAGATGCAGATTCAACAAAAGCTGGCGCAAGAGCATCCTGATTTTGGTCAGATTGCTCAAGATACAGACTTTGTGAATTGGGTGAAATCTTCACCTATTCGCCTTGGTTTGTACGCAAAAGCTGATGGTGAGTTTGATTACGACAGTGCAAATGAATTGTTAAGTACCTATAAACAGTTGCGTGGTGTTAAGGCAAGACAGACTACAGATGCAGGGGAAACTCAGCGAAAGTCAAACCTTAAGGCAGCAAGTGTTGATGTAGGTGGAAGTGGGGAGTCTGGAAAGAGGGTCTATAGAAGGGCTGATCTAATTCGGCTGAAAATGACCGACCCAGATCGTTACGATCAGTTAAGCGGAGAAATCATGCAGGCTTATCAAGACGGACGGGTCAAATAATTTAACCTATCGTTTTTTGGAGATTTAACATGGCAACCTCATTTTCCCCCACCAATTCGGTGACAGTAACCACAGCAGCTAATTTCATCCCTGAAATTTGGTCAGATGAAATCGTAGCTGCCTACAAGAAAAACTTGGTTCTTGCGAACCTCATTATGAAGATGAACTTTAAGGGCAAGAAGGGTGATGTAATTCACATTCCCGCACCTACCCGTGGTTCTGCTTCTGCTAAAGCCGCTGAAACAGCAGTCACCTTGATTGCCGCTACAGAGTCTGAAGTTCAAGTTTCTATCAATAAGCATTACGAATACAGCCGTTTGATTGAAGATATTGTTGAAGCCCAAGCCCTGAACAGCTTGCGTAACTTCTATACTTCTGATGCTGGTTATGCTCTGGCTAAACAAGTTGATACTGACTTGGTTCAGTTGGGTCGTTCTACCAATGGCGGTGCTGGTACAAACGCATATGCGACTGGGGCTTTCATTGGTGGTGATGGTACTACTGCTTATGTTGCTGGTAGCAACAATGAGTCAGCATTGACCGATGCCGCTATTCGCCGCACTATTCAGCGTCTTGACGACACTGATACCCCAATGGATCAGCGTTTCTTTCTGATTCCTCCCTCAAGCCGTAACACGCTGATGGGTCTGGCAAGATATACCGAGCAAGCCTTTGTCGGTGGTACTAACAATACCATTCGCACTGGTGAAATCGGTAACCTCTATGGTATCCCTGTGTTTGTCTCAAGCAATTGCGATACAGCATCAGGTTCTGCTGCCGCACGGGTTTGCTTGATGGGTCACAAGGATTCATTGGTTTTGGTTGAACAAATAGCTATTCGCTCACAAGTTCAGTACCAACAACCGTACCTTGCAACTTTGTATACTGCTGACACTCTGTATGGAGTTCAAATCCTCCGTTCAGCGGCAAGCACTGGTGCGGCTAAGTCTGCATCTATGTTCGCTTTGTTGGTTCCTGCCTAATTGCAGTTGCGCCCCCTGCCCTAGTGGTGGGGGGACTTTTTTAACCTAATTAGGAGAAATCAAAATGGCAGCAGCAACAGCAGTAGTTTCACGCCGTGGTAATGACAGTTTTCGGGGTTTATTCTCTGATACATGGTCTGTTTCAGCAACTCTTGACGCATCATCTCTTGCAGATGGCGTTGGTGAGACAAACACAATAGCAGTAGCAGGAGTCAAGTTAGGCGACATTGTGATGAACGTAAGTTTGGGTGTAGATGTCTCAGGCATATCTATCACACCTTACGTTTCAGCGGCTAACGTAGTGTCTATTCGTTTCCAAAACGAGTCAGGCGGTACATTGGACTTAGCATCCACAACAGTTCGCTGTGTGGTTGTTAGGCTGGTTTAAAGATTGGGGGGCTAGTCCCCCCTTTCTCATTTAAGGGTTTTATGGCTACTTTTCGTTGTCTTCAAACAGGTAATACTGTGACTTTTACATATCAGCATGATATTGATTCTATGAAGGGTCATCAGGGGTATGTAAGAATAGATGAACCAGAAGTAACCATAGAATCTGAAACTAGAACAGATACCGCATTTGCGCCTGTCATGCCCACAATTAAGCGTATGGGAAGACCCCGAAAGGTAGCAAATGGCTGAGATTGATGCAAGAGATTTTGGTAGGTTAGAGGCTCAAGTTGATTCTCTACATGGTCAGGTAACTCAGTTGAGTACCGATGTAAAAGCCCTTTTGGAACTTGCTAACAAGTCTAAAGGCGGT